CCCAGGACAAAGCTCCATCGGTTGTAACAACGAAACGAGCCACCGAATCACCAGACTTCCGGATGTTGATGATTGAGGATAACCCAGCTTTGCTCAACTCCAATGCATCTTCATTAATTGGATGCAAAGTTGTTTGCCCGGACTTTCTCCAGAAAACCTCAGGCAGCGATGAATCGACATATGATTTGTTGGCAACCTGCCAGGCCGTCTGCGGCTCGGATTCAGGCGTCAGAGGGAACTCCAGGAATGATTTCGATCCGCCAATCACTTGGTTGCCTGATGTCCTGACGACGCTGGTATCGCATGTAAACTCATCACCGGTAAGCTTGATCCCATCGCTTCCCGTGTATTCCGGGCAATTGATTGCCAGGGCATTCTCACCGGTTACCTGAGTCACATCCGCCCGGCCCTGGCCCCGAAGGCAAATCTCACCGCTTAGGCCCGCCGACTCCCCCGGTGCGGCGATTGACTCAACGCATTGCTCGGGAAACACTGGTTCGCTTTGGCCACTGATGATCGTTCCGGAACTTGCAGGTGGCTGTCCCGAAATGGTTTGCTCAAGGCGCAACAGGTCGCCGGTCAGCGGCTTGGTTCCCCGCTGGTCCATCAGCCTTCCCAGGTCATCGACTCCCTTGATTACTCGCCGTGGTCCAGTCATTTACTCCTCCCCTCCACCAAGTTCCGCACTTCGGTAGTCGGTCCCCTGGACCCTCGTACCCTCCGGTGACAGCTCAATCCGCTCCACGAGGATTCCGGTGATTGCACCGTTCATTTCATCCGTGCCGGCTGCGGTATCGTACAAACCGATCCGCGGATCGGCCGCCGACAGGTATGTCACCTGCTGAAATAGCCGGATGCTTTCGGCCAGCCGGTCCAGAGCGTAATCATGGGCCAGGAACTCATTCAATGCTCCAGCCACGTCGTAATGACGTGTCCGTTGCCGACCTCCAAGTTTTTCCAGAATTACCGGGTGGTAACTGCCCCAGGTCGATCCATCCGTGTATGCGTACTCGCCGAGTACGTCCAGGTCCTGGATTTCCCTGACAACCTCGTAGGTTTCCGCCGTGTAGATCTCAAGTTCGGCCAGGCCGATGCTGGGATCTGATTGGTTCTCGTAACCATGTTTGTAAGCGCCGAGTTCGAATCTGAGAAACCTGGTTCTCTGCATCAACAGTTCCTCAGCACACGCCTCGGCCACGCTATTAGGTTCAAACCTGCCATACAGCAGAGGGGTGAGCAGCCGCCAGTTGGCGCCGTCTAAACTGCCAAACACCCTGATACCCGGCCAGAACAAACCCTGGTGCCCGGCGAGGGCATTGACATTCCGGCTGCCCGGCATTGTCGCCCGGACCCGGTCCAGCCTTGACTCTTCGCCGAGGTCGACCTCGATGAAGCCGTACCAGGAATCGTACTTGTCCGTCCCGCCGTTCTCGGTATCAGCCAGGTTGTGGACTCCGGCCCCGAGGTTGCTGTCCCCGTCATATAGCAGCTCAAGTGCACAGCCCGCGGGGCAGTCCGAACCGACATTCAGGCCGTCCCAGGCGAACCAGTCACCCTCGCTGGTGATATCCGTGATGACGGTAGTCGGTTCTGTCAGGGCATTACGCGGCCGTTCACATTTTCCCTTAACGACCACGCGGGTAAACATGTCCCGGACCTCGCGGGGCTGGGTGATGCTCACCGGGCAGCACAGCTGCCAGTCTTCCTGTCCCCGGTCCGCCTGGGTGACGACCCGCAGTTTGAACCGCTCATTTGCGGAGTCATACCACAACCGCAGGTTGGCCTGTTGGTCACGCTGGACTCGGGATACCAGGTCAATGACCCGCCCCTTGAAAGTGATCGGGCCCGCCAGGTCAAGGCCGGTATCCGGCAGGTCAAGGTCGGCCGCTGTCGCACCGATTCCCCCCAGGTCCTTGGGCCACTCAAGTGCCGCCTGCAATACTTCGGCCCAGTCCAGGGTGCCTTCGATGTAGCACCCGACGCCAGTGGCGTAATACACCTTGCCGGAGGTGTCCTCCAGGATCGTGGCCGAACCGCCGGTCAGGTTTATCCGGTAATGCAGCGGTGGAACCTCCTCTGTCCCGGCTGCGTCGTAGTAAAGCCTGATGTTACCAGGGATCCAGGACCGGCGGCGGGTCCCGGCATCCACCCCCGAATTGAACGCCGGGTCGCCGGTTCCCTGATAGGTGAAGCCGAAGACATTGCCGAACCGACCATCCCCGATCAGCGAGAGCGCCCGTGGGTTGTCGTCAATTGCGGTTTCATCCGGGGACAGGTTAACGTCGCAGTCACACTCATTGATCAGGGCCAGCCAGTCGAAACAGGTGATGGCGAACCCCCCGTCCCGCGGGTCCACACGCTGGACCCGTCCCGCGAACAGAACTTCGGCATTACCGTCGACCACGCACGTCAGCCGGGCCTGGGCCAGGAGTTGCGTCCTGGTTCCCGTGGTGCCTTCATCACTGAACCCCGGGTCGAGCTTGACCAGGTCTGCCCAGAGGATGGCCGGTGTGAAGGCATCCCGCGTAAGTTTGAAGTCCCGCATTGCGTACTCCACCCATTCCGTCGCGCCAGGATGGTTTGTCCGCAGTTCCAACCGGTAATCGATCAGCTTGTCGGTTTTGAGCAGGTGCTCTGTTGTTGCTGAGTTCATTGCCATAGATCTCCCCGTTAACTCCCGGTACCGGGCCGTGCCGGAACGTAAGCCTGGTAGCTGCTGAAATCATTGATGTCACCAAATGCCCCGTCCTCATGGACCGCCAGCTCAAGCTCGATTGTCTCCGGGTAGTCCCCGGCCCGGGGCAGTGTCCCGCTCAGTTCGGGGGGCAGCGTCACAATCCTACAGAGGTAAGCATGCCGGCGCTCGACGGGCTCACCGCCGGCGGCCAGCGACCCCCCGGCCACGAAGACCATCAGCTCAGCCTGGCAGCGGAACTGATACTCCAGCCATGCCAGGACGCTGCGCGGCGCACTGGGGCTGCTGTTCATCTCGAGCAGCTCTTCGGGGCAGATCGTGACTACCAGTTTGCTCGGGTAGCGCGCGATACTCGGCCGGACCCAGTGGACCAGGCCACGTCGGTCGAGGATCCGCTCACCGATCTGTGGGTACTCAACCCGGGCCTGGCCGTACTGGAACTCGACCCAGTCACTGGCCGTCGCCCAGATTTTCACGCTCGAAGCAATCATGTTCCCTCCTAAAACCTGCCGTGCAGTTCGTTAAGTTGCGCCAGGTGGCTCGTCACCTTCGCCGCGATCAAGTCCTGCGCCCCATTGCGGTAATCGACGGTCACCGTGAAGGCCGGCCCCCGGGGGACGCTGCGGTCACCGAGCAGCCGGCTGGCCGGGTTGGTGGCGAACCCCAGGTCACTTAGGCGCGGGAAGTTCATGATGTTGGCCTGGACCGTGTTCTCGACCTCTACTTTTTGGCGCTTGGGGAACAGCTTCCCCGCCAGCAGGTCAAGGCCGCCGCCGACCAGGCCGCCCACTAACCCGCCGAACAATCCGCCGCCGGCGCTTTGCTTGAGGTTGCCTGCCAGGGATTTCCCGAGTCCCTTGACCAGGCTGCGCAATGCACCCCGGACCGACTCGCCGAGGGTCTTCGATACACCGTCTGCCAGGTTGCGGCCCAGGGACAGGGAGGCCCCGCCGGTCACTCCGTTCCGCAGGCCAGTTGCCTCCTGTGGCTGGCAGGATCCGCCGGTGCAGGCCAGGGCTACCCGTTGCCGGGCCGTTGACATCAGCTTGCCGACCCTGCGCAGCTGGCCGGTCAACTCAAGCGTGGCCGACCGGGCTGCCTTGAGGTTGCCACTCAGCTTTTTCGTTTGCTCCGTGTTATTGCTCATCTCTCCTCCTGTTGGGGGCAGCGGCCGTTTGATGTGTCATCTCCCGGGGCCGGTGGAACCGGTCAAACTCAGCCTGGACCCGGTGTTTTACGCCGAGTAGGGCCCGGTGCTGCTCCTCGGGATCGGCCAGCGGCAGACCCGCCAGCCGCTGGCCCTCTTCCTCGCACTGCCTGATCCGTTCCCGGTGCCGGGCGTGGTGCAGCAGGCAGAGCGCATCCTCAAGGGGCAGCTGCCGGGCCTCCCGGTAACTAATCCCCAGCCCGAGGAGGGTGATCAGCACCTCGTGGCTGGTCAGGGGCGGACCGGGGTTCACCGTGGGCTGTCCACCGGCGGCGCGAGCCGCCCCAGTGCTGTAAAAAAACTGCGCACTCCGGCTGTTTCCACAAAGTTCAGTTCCACGAGGGCCGCGGCAATCAGCAACACGTCGTCGAAATCCAACCGGGAGGCTTCTTCCTCGGTAAGCTCGGTCCCGAGGACAACCAGTTTGAGCAAGCATGCCGGTGCTCCCAGCAGCCGGTCGATCAGCTCCTGTGAACCAGCATCTTCACCGGTGCAGGCCAGGGCGCCCAGCACCCCCGCCAGTTCCGGCCAGACCGCTTCGAACTGCAGCCAGTTCAGGCGCGAAACCTCAAGCCGCCGGCCGCTGCCGAGCCGGACCGTCCGTGACTGATCCAGCTGCATTACGGCATCGGAAACCTCTGCTATGCATTGTTTGTCGTCCATTCCGTCCTCCTTGGTTATCCGTAGTTGGCCAGCACGCCATAGATGCTGCGCGCCGTTCCGACGCACATCTCCTCCGCGTCGAACATGCAGTCCCAGCCGACACTCGCCCCCTCCGAGTACTCACCTTCACTGAAAGGCCAGCGGCTGTCGTTAATGCCGACGTTGACCTTGTGGAAAGTAAACTCAACCCCGGTTTCGCGCCACCGGGCGGGGTCCGGGTCGTCGGCTGCCAGTTGGACCAGTCTGACCCGCCGGAAACGCTCGAGGTCGACGGCGTCTCCGAGGCTGGTAACGATGCTCGCCGGCCGCCAGTAGGCGTAGGTCACCAGCACCTGGCCGCCATCGGTGATCCCCTGGCCGCTTCGCCGCCGCACCAGACCCTTCTCGTGGTCGAGGCCGTAATCCACATCCGGCGCGTACTGGCCCGAACCGTCGTAGGTCGCCACCGCCACCAACGGGCCGTCGGGATTAACGTATGTCGCGGAGTCCGCGTGGGTGTCAAGCACGATCGGTGAACCGCTGAACCCGGACCCGGCCAGGTACGCCCCTTCCAAGGTGTCCGTCGAGTTGCGGTAGACCCGGTAGCTCGCCGGGGCCCAATCTTCGGGAGGGGTAAAGGTGAAGGTCACCCGCTGTCCGCTAGATACCGCGACCAGCCCGGCGGCTGTCGGCTCACCCTCAAACCCGCCGGTGTCGCCGTCGTCCGTGCAGGGTACGACCCAGTAGTAGTATGTCCCCGGGGCAATCCCGCCGCCACTGCCCCCGGCGGAAACCGCCAGCTCGGACACCCCCGGGGGTGGTTCGGCGGCGATACCGAAGGGATGGGCCAACTCACGCCAGTCAGCGGCGTTGAGCCGGACGACCTCGCTGACGGTAATGAGCTCGCTCCCGGAGCTGGCCTGGGCCGCACCTTCGCCCAGCAGCAGGTCGAGGGTCAGGGGGTTGGCGTCCTCCAGCATCCGGAAGCTGAGGCTGTAGCGTTTGGACCGGTTGCGCCGTGCCACGGGCTGGGTCAGCCCCTTGATCGTCAGGTCCTTGCCGACCTGCTCGGTGGCGACGACCACCGCGGCATCCGCCGCCCGGCCCAGGTGCCGCCAGGCCCCTTCGCTAGTCTCACCGCCGGCCGCCGGGTCCCAGAGCAGGACCGTCGCGGCTCCGATGGTGTGGTATGGATGATATGTATATTGTGCTGTCGCCATCATGCTCCTCGTTTTTGAATTTATCCAGGCGCCGTGGTCAGTCGGTGAGCGGGTCGGCACCGTAGCTCAGCGTCACCCCCAGCTCAGCGGTCACCACCACGCCGCCGTCCACCGTCCGGTCGCGGCGTCCGAAGCTGATCTCACCGACGGCCAGCTGCCTGACCGCCCCCCCCAGCCGGTGGCTGAGGTTGAGCGACCGGCGCAGCTGGTGGGCCAGGTCGCGCACTGTGGCCAGCGCATTGGCCGGCCGCCCGGCGGCATGGGACACCTGCAGCCGCAACTCGGCCGTGACAGCAGTCCCGTCGTTAGAAAAACTCTCCACCTCAACCGTGACCAGAACCTGGGGGTAGGCCGCCGGGGGCACGAGCCCGACGGTGGTTATCTCACGCACCGGCGGGTCAAACCCGCATTGCTCCAGCCAGCTGACGATCCGCTCTATCACTGTGTTGATCACCGGCATGCCCTGCTCCTTTGCTTATTCACCGGCTCAGTACCCGGCAAGCTTTTCCTCGTCGAGCACGCGTTCTGCGTCCTCCGTCGTCGAGTAGACCGTCATTCCGGGCTGGCCGCTCTCGCTGTCCACGAGCCGCTCCTCACCCCGGGTGACCGCCGCCAGGTGCGAACAGACCGCCTCCCGGGCCGCCGCCAGCGGATTGTGGATATCGTCTACGAACCGGCGGCGGTAGAGGAAGTAGAGCGCCAGGGTCGCATTCGCGCGTTCCAGGCTCAACTGGACCGCCGGGTTGCCGAGGTCGGCATGGCCCAGCACATAGCTGTCGATCAGGTTCGCGCCGTCGGTGATCGCCTGATTGATGACGCCCACCGTCCCCGGGTCTTCAAGGTCCGGCGGGGTGTTCAGGTCATCGGCGAGGCCGGCGAGAACTTCGGGGTCGAGGCGTTTTTGCAGGTCGTCAATCGTCGTGTATATCGCCATTTGATTCTCCTGTTGGTTGATCCGGGGCCGGGGCGGCGCGGCAGGTTTTCCCCGCCGCTCCGTCCGCCGGCTTCCCGGCCCGGGGGCTAGGCCCCGGTGCTGCCCACCGCCAGGTACCACAGGCCGTAGCCCGCGCCGAGGCGGCTGCGCACGCCGTACTTGAAGGTGTCGGTGCTGAACACGTACTCGTCGCTCGGGTTGGTCACGGCGGTGAACTCCGGGCGGACACGCCACTGCATCAGCAGGGGGCGCACCGGGTACTTCGTCGCCATCACGAACCACTTGCCGTCGTCGACGTGGGGGCTGACCAGCAGGTCGAGCATCCCGTTGAGCGGGTTGCCCGCCGGTTTCTCCACGTCGGTGCTGCCGGCTAAAGCGATCGCGGTGCTGTTTAGGATCTCCCGCGCGGTGAAGTAGTTGTCCGGGCCGACGAGCAGCGTGTCCGGCATTACGCCGAGGGGCTTGCCCTGGTCGTCGTTAAAGCCCATCATCGCGGTGATCGCGGTTTCGATCCCGGTGGCGCTGAGGTCAAGCGCCAGCTTGTTGGACTGGGTGCCGCTGTCACCCTCGCTGTGGTCGGTATCGAAGAAGAACTGCCCGTCGTAGCAGTTCGTGGCGAAACCGCTGTTGAGCAGTTCGCAGAGCAGTTCGTCCGGGTGCAGCGCGGCGCGGACGGCGAGCTCCTCGATCCGCGGCCGGACCTGGCTCAGGCGGTCGTCCTCGAAGGTTTCGCGGTCGACCTCGATCGTCGCCTCGTACTTGCGGTTGGGGATCTCGTACTCGTGCGTGCGCAGCGCCCCCGGGACGCGTTCATCGGACCACTCGCGCATCGCCGGGGCATTACCGAGCCAGTTGTAGCTTTCCTTGTCGCTCGTTGAATCCACCACCGTCGCCAGCTTCGGGTAGAGCGGCTCGGCACTGCCGAAGCCCTTGTCGAAGAGGCTGCGGAAACCGGTGAAGGTCGCATCGAGAAAGTCGCGGGTTACTAATCGGGACATCAATCACTCCTTGGGTGTATTTCTTTGCGCCGGGGTGTTTAGAGCTTGAGGCGGACCCAGACGAACCCCGTGCCGTCACGGGATTCCAGGCGGCCGACGGGGATGTCATTTACGGTATCCGCCGCCAAGGCGACGCTCTGGTCGTCGGCGACGCAGAGCTCGGCCCCGAGGTCGGCCTGGGCGATCGCGGCGCCGGCGGCGAGGCTGAACACCCCGCTGGCCTGGACCCGGATCGTCCGTACCCCGTCAGCGCCGGTGGTGTTGTCGACTTCCTCGAGGGCGATGCCCAACACGCGGTACCCGGCGGTGTCTGCCCCGGCCACGGCATAGCCCGTGGCGTCACTGCAGACGATGCTGCCCTTGAAGATCCGGCTCGCACCCTTGACCGGGTGGGCGGTGACGATTCCGTCACGGTGCTTGGTGTATCGGTTTGCTGTTAACGCTGTCATGCTTAGTCCTTGCGTTTGTGATTCAGTCTGCGGGCCGGCTCAGTGGCAGCCCTTGATCTCGGCGTACTCCTCGTCGGTCAGGCCCAGGGCCGAAGCGACGCTGCGTTCGTCACCGCTCAGCCCGGCGGGCGCCGTCTCGGCGGCGGCTCCCGCCGCTGCCGTGAAACTCACCGGCAGGGAGCGCAGGACCTCGCCGAGTATCGCCGCCAGCGGGGCACTGCCGCCGTCGGGGAACTCGACGTTCTGCGGGTTCTCCCGGGCGCTGAGCAAAGCTTCCTCGAGCCCGGCCTGCTCCATCGCCGGGGTCAGTTGCCCGCCGTCGCGCAGTTCACCGAGGAAGGCCGTGACTTCGCGGCGCAACTCGGTCCGGCGCAGGCGCCGGTTCTCCTCCGCCAGGCGGTGGTTCTCCTCGGCCAACCTCAGCGACTCGTGGTCCGCGGTCTGGTCCGGGATGGTGTTGATGGATACATCGTGCGGCATACGCACCTCCGTAATGATGTGGAAGAAAGTCGGTTGTTTCCAGGGTGACCCGGTCGAATCCGGGCTCTGTGGGGCGGGTTCGGGCGCCGGCCATGACGGCAGTCCCTTGACCGCCGGGGGCCGGGCTCCGAGGAGCGCGACGCCGCGCAGGTAGGGCCCCCGCCCGTCGAGGTCGGCGTAGACCTCGGCACTTCTGAAGGGGTAGGCCCCGCTTTCGATCCCCGCAGCGACCTCCGGCGGCACGCCGGTGATATCGGCGCGGAGGAACTCGCCGTCCCAGACAAGGTCGCTGACGATGCCCAGCGCCGGGCCGTGCTCGGCGTGGTCGATGTTGACCGTAGCCGCCGCGTAGTCCGGGTCGTAGCAGCCGGCCAGCGCTTCCAGGTTAGCGGTGCTGAACTCTACGCGGCGCCCGTACATGTCGGTGAAAGCGCCGGGGCGCAGGATCGCGACGTTGCGGTAGTGTGCGATGGCGGGGTCAGTCATGGTTTGCCTCCTGCGTTTCCGGGGCACTGCGCCCGTAGCGGCCGTAGAGCTCGGCGCTGTCCAGGCTGAGGCCCTGCTCGCCGAAGAAGCGGTCGATCTCCAACTGGAGCCGCAGGTCGGACTTAACCGGCGGGGCCAGGCGCCAGGCCGGGTAGAGCCGCTGCCCCGGCGGGAAGTTCAGGTCGACGATCCAGCGCACCAGGGTGCCGTTTAACAGCGCGGTCAGGGCCTGGGCGTCGGAGCGCACGATGTCCTCGCGCACGGCCTGGTGGACCTTGCCCAGGGAGTAGCTGCCGCTCTCCCCGGCCTCGGTGGTCAGGGTTTGGCCGAGGAGCGCTTTGCTCATCTCGGCATTGGCGAAGTTCACAAGTTCGCGGTAGCTCTCCACGCCGCCCCCGCGCTGGGCTTCCAATAGTTCGAGGCCGACGCCCTCGGGGACGACGAGCCCGGTTTCCTGCTGGAGGCTGCCGACGATCCGCCGGTAGGCCGCCTGCTCACGGTCCGTCGCCCCCAGGGGGTGGCGCAGTACCGCCGTCGGCGTGCAGTACTTCTCGCAGTACATCACCCAAAAGCGCAGCACCTGGCGCTTGAACCAGGCCAGCCACCAGACGCAGCGCAACTGGGGCAGGCCGTAGGGGTCCTCATGGCGGCCGTAGGGGGCGAAGACCATGAAGCGCCGCTTCGGCAGGCCCTCGCCCTTGACCGGCTCCGCCTCGGTCAGCAACCTGAGATCACCCTCGGCGCTGAATACGAACCGGCGCGGGTGGCGCGAGAGCAGCCGGGCGGGGACGAGTGCGCCGGAGCCGCCGCCCACCGGGGCGCGCCGTTCCCAGACGACCTCGCTGACCGCCAGTCCATAGGGCACGGCGTCGAGCAGTTCGGAAAGGCCGCGCTCGAAGCCGCAACCCGTGGCCTGGGGCCCGTCGCCGGTGCCGATCCCCTCCAGTGCCTCCTCGACGAACTCCGCGACCCGGGCCGCCTGAGGCGAGGCGTCCGCCGGGACGACGCTGCGCTCCCAGCCAAGCAGCGCGGCCTTGCGCTGGTTGACGAGGGCGCTTAAGTGGGCGTCCTTGTCGAGGGCTTCCTCAAACAGCCCGTAGGGCCAGGCGTAGTCCTCACCCGGTGTGCGTTTGGCCAGCAGCGGGTCGCGGTTGGGGCGGACCCCCAGCCAACCGGCCAGCGGTTCGAAGAGGTCGCTGGCGATCCCCGCCACTTCGCGGGTCAGGCCAGCGGAACCGGACTGTGCCGCCTGTTTCGGGCCCGCCGGCGCTGGTTTTTTGCGCACGGTTTTATGCTTCTGTTTCGGCCAGAACCACATGCAGTCTCCTTGTATGTATGTTTTTGATAGCTTGCGCGTTTAGTAACCGGCGGCGTACCCCTGCCCGGCGCAGCCCGGTAAAAAGCCGCGCCAGGCCTCGCTGCGCCGTCCCGCGGCACTGGGCAGCCAGCCTCCCCCGGGGAGGCCCAGCGCGGTTTCCAGCGCCCGGGCAAAGGCGTCGAGCTGGTCATCATGGGCCCCCGCCGGGTAGCCAGCGGCCTCACTGCGGAAGTCCGCGGCCCAGGGTTGGTCCAGGGGGAGCAGCACATTGCCCCGGGCGACATGAACCCCGGCGGCCTCGATCCGCACTGCTTTGGAACGGGCCTCGCTCTGGGTCCTCACTGGGAGCCCGAGGTCCCAGGCCGCCTGCCCGAGCGCCGCCTGGTAGGCCACGCCCTCGATCCCGATCAGCCGGGGCCGCCAGTGCCGGGCCAGGTGCTCCAGCGCAGCGAGCTGCTCCGGGAAGCGTGCCTTGAGCCGCAGCATGTCAAGGACGTAGATCCGCCGGCACTCACCCGGGGCCCGCTGAACCCCGACCACGCAGGCCGCGAACCAGTCGTGGTGCGCCCCGGTGCCGATCGCCGGGTCGACCCCGGCGGCGATAGACAATGGTACGCCGCGGCAGTGCCACTCCCCCGCGAGCAGGTCCAGGTCTGCCGTGGCATAGGTCAAGAAGTCCTCCTGGCGGAAGACCCGACCGGCCAGGCTGAGGGGCTGGTTCATGTATTCCTGGGCGAAGGCCTGCTCGCCGATCTCGGTGCGGCGCTGGTTAAGGCGCGCGCGGTCCCAGCGCCCGGTCCAGAGCGGTGTGCCGTCATCCTTAAACGCCGCCCGGCGGATGACCTGCCAGGGGTAATCCGGGTTGGCGGCGCCGCTGCTGTGGCGCTCCATCCAGCGCGCCAGGCCGCTGTCGTGGTGGAGCAGGGTGCCGAGCCAGACGAGGCTGCCCTCGCCGACATCCAGGGCGTTTAGGAGGGCGTGGTCGGCCCACCGGGCGTACTTGCGCCGCTGCTCGGGGCTCTCCACCGCACTGTCGTCCTCGGGGTCGTCGAGGACCACCAGGTCGAGGCGGCGCCCACCGCTGAGCTGGCCCCGGACCTTGCCGCCGAAGCCGAGTGTCGCGATCCGCGCCCCCCCGGCAAGGACGACCTCGCCGTCGGAGTAGGAGACAAGGTGGCCCTTGCCGTCACGGGCCGGTGACAGGCGCTCGCGCCACTGCGCCGGGATCAGGGGGTTTGTCTCCAGCTCGGTGATGATCTGGCGCAGCTTGCCCTGGGCTTCCTGGCGGTTGGCACTGACCAGCAGGCTGTTGCGCTTGCGGCCGAGGCAGAGTTCGCGCAGCACGAGGGCGACGGTACCCAGGGCCGTCTTGGCATGCTC